CTTCCCTCAAGTTAAGCTCTTCCTCTCTCCTCTTAGAAAGACCGGAGAGTTTACCATGAGGTGGACGCTGACCACCAGCTGCAGGTATATCGCGTTGAGAAATATTTAGAAGTTCCAAACAATCGTCTGGTAGATCATAGAATCTTTTCTTTACCTTCCAATCAAAGGTAGCTCCAGTAGGACCACGATACTGTTCATCAAGACGAATCTCTGTGGTAGAAACTACTTTAAGAATATTATATTCTCTACCACCAGATGCAAAGATTTCTCCTTCATAAGCAGAACCTGAGGAACCATATGCCGTAGAGAAGGACTGGCTACCAAAGGGACCAGAGGTTTGTTCTGCAGTAATCATCTGTACTGCAGCAGAGAAGATGACTTGTCTTGATCCGTTAGTTAGGGTAGCCGTTACGGTAGAGCTGGACAGATCTGGGTAAACTTTCATAATGTCTCTGACCTGAGCAAATCGCCAACGCTTACTTGTCCAGATGCTATAGAGTGAGTCATTGATTAGGTCATCAATCTGCACGTTATAAGTCTGCAAATCGGGGGAGTAGTCCGTCACATTTTTCACCTTACTTCTTAGGTCTGCTAGGTTCATATATTTTATTCCTTCTACTATAATGGTTTTGTCCAGGCGAGTACTATGTAGCCGAGGCATTTATGAAAAACTTTTATTTAAAAAAAACCTGCGGTATTTACGTCATCACCAAAAAGGAAGATGGCAAACAGTATATCGGGCAGAGCGTTGATTGTTTTGAAAGATGGAAACAGCATCAGTCTCCTAAGAAAGGATCTACTGGAATCAAAGGTGCCATTATGAAACATGGTGTTGACCAGTTTACATTTCAAGTTCTGGAGGAATGTACCAGAGACAAGTTAAATGAGCGAGAGATCTTTTATATTGCAGAGATGAAAACACTTGCTCCCGATGGATACAATCTTACGACTGGTGGTGGACAGGGTCATGAAAAATCAGCGGAACTAAAGAAAAAAATATCTGCTGCCGGGATGGGCAGGACTCACTCTCCAGAAACCAAGGCTAAAATGTCTGCTTCTGCAATGGGCCATACTAGAAATGTTGGGATTAAAAAAAAACCAATGTCTGAAGAACAAAAAGTAAAAATATCTGAGAGTTTGAAAGGAAGTACTCATAGCCTTGGCAGGAAACTTTCTGAGGAAACTAAGGCAAAACTATCTGCTTCCAAAAAAGAATATTATAAAAATAAAAAGGCTCTCTCCACTGTCAATGAAGAGAGCCCCTTAGACTAAGCTAGTTTTTAGAAACGCTTTAGAACCCATACTGGCGCAACACCAGCAGCGCTGGCTGCGAGTGACACACCGCAGGGGGATACAGTGTTTGCAGCCACGTTGCCCGCAACTTCGCCAGTGACGGCAACAACTGCGAGTGTAACGCCTGCGGCTGCAACTGTAGCGTTTACGTTTGCCACGGCTGCGAGACCAGCAACGACCACCTCGACGCGGCCACCGACAGTTGCCTGTGCACCTTTAGCAACACCTACGGTGAGGCCATTGCCAAGGGCAGTGAGGGCTGCGGGAACTACGAAGAGGACGCGGTCTGCGCCAGTCTGAGTGACATCGAACGCTACCCACTGTCCTGCAGTGATTGCAGAACCAGCGAGAAATGTTTCGGTCTGTGCGCGATCCATGGTGGATGCAGTTGATCCTACGGTACCAGATACCAGTGGATCGGTAACGCGATCCAGTTTTTGAATAAGAGTTGAAGTAGCCATAAATATTTTCCTTTTTGTTTTGATTTGTTAAGAGAACTAAAGATTAGAATACGTCGCCGTCAGTAAGAACGCCGCAGGAACCGAGGTGGTCGGCAATGAGTTGGCCCTTGAAATACACGGTAGCTGCGCGAGCAGTGGTACCAGAGATGTATTCGAAAGGTGAAACAGCGAAGTCACCGTCTTTGTGGATGCACATCTTAATGCCATCAAAGTTGATAAAATACATTGAGTAAACGTTTACACCACCGCCGTTTAGAGGCATGTCGCTATCGGCAGAGATCATTGCGCCTGCGTAAGCAAGAGCCATGCGTCCACCATCAAGAGTCTTCTCATCAATGTATCTTTCATTGAGGAAGAGGCTTCGTTTATAGTTGGCGAAAGCTGGGACTGATGCAATGATGCTATTGATTTCGCCCATTGGGGTGATCACGTTAGCAGCAGTGTAGATGTTGTGCATGGCTCCAAGACCTGCACCACCGAAACCGCCGGTAGCAGCTGCGAACTGATTGAAGAAGCCGGGAACGTTGAGAGTTGCCTTAGCAAGGCCACCGACGATGTTGGTCTGAGTAGCACCGGGAGCGCGGGGTTCAAGGAATCTGTTTGTGGTACCAGCAGCAGAACCGTTGAGGGTACCGACGTTGGTGAGGGAGAGAGAAGAGTTTCCGATTATCTGCTTGTTAAGTTCACGACGGAGAAGTGACATGACGCTTCTCATGCGGGCTTCGACAATCTTTACGATTGCTTTCTCACCGCTGTTCTCTAGCTCTTCTTTCTTTGAGATAACGATTGGTGCAACGAAGTCTGCCCAATCGTAGATTGCTGGCTTAAGAATGTCAGCTACTGCGAGAGAGACTGGCTCGTAACCAGTTGCCATCTGTGAGATGGTGGAGTGTTCTGCAACGGAGAGGGGGCGCTGAATCTTGATGCCACCGTCTTCGTATTCGATACCGCCGTGCTTCTTGGCGTCATCGAGGAAGGGAACTTTCTTATAGAGTTCATCCACTTCACCATCACGGATGGAGTACAGGGTGGATGAGAGGAGATCATTAGTTATAGCCATAGTTAAAATCCTTATTAAATAAATACGTTTAGTTTGAATACAGTTAGTTGATGGACACGTTCAAGAGTTCCGAGGATTATTCTATTCCGAGAGATCAACTAAAGTATTCTAAAGTATTCCCTAAGGAGGTTTAAATATTTAGTCTATCTACTAATAGAAGAATCTGTCAAGCGTTACCTTCTGATTTTATTGCCTGCTCTATTTACAGCAGCGCTTGCCTCTGGATTAGTTTTAAAATAGTTGTAAGCTTCCCAGCCATCCTTAAACTTTGGGACAACTGTTCCATTGATATTCTGTCCAGTGCTTGTCTTGCTGACTGCAGCTACGCGACTCTTAGCACCCTCTCTATCTGCTGCAGCTTGGAGACCAGCCTTCTGACCTTTGACAATATAGTAGGCATCTTCTAGTTTTAGATCTTCTCTTTCAATCAGAAGCTTTGCAATCTCTGTCTTGTGAGTGAGCAGATCTGGGTTAGCAGATTTAAATGCTTCCAGTTGTGCTCCTCTCTTTGATTGCTCCAGTTCCTGCTGAAGTGGATTCAACATTTGCTGGAACATCTTTGCTGCTTCCTGTTGAATCTTAGCCTGCATCCCTTCCTCTGACCAGAGATCATGTTGGATAGGAGCAGTGGCAAGTTGATCAATCTGACTTCGGAAGTTACCTGAGAGTAGAGCTTCACGATCTTTTATAAGATTTGCCCTTTCTGATTCTAACTGTCTACGCTGTTCAGCAACCTGCTGAGTCTTCTGTGTGCTCATAGCCCGGAGGTTTGCCACTAGTTTCCTAGCATCCTCTGGTAAGCTTTCGAGAATCTGATTGTAAGGCTTGAGCCCAGTGTGAGTCTGAGACATAATCGGGTCATCACCAAAGTCAGCTACCATTAGTTCTTCTAGGGTTAACTGATAATCATTCTCATCAGCAGCCTGGACTACTGGAGTGGTGTCGTTTTCGACAGTTCCATTTACTTCTTCCATTTTAGTTTTCCTTTATTAATACAAAATCAAATATTTATTTTTATTTATTTTCAACTAGTTAATATTTTTTAAGAGCTTTTCTGCTAATAAAAAAGTACCATATGAGCGAAGCGAATCCCTGAAGCGCTCGATGAGACACCAGCCAAGGGGATACGAGACTTGGTAACAAAGTAGATCAGGCAAGTATCCCACAAGAAGGTAACCAGGTTAATCTCTCCTGAAGGAATCTTCCCTGATCCGCTGCACAGCCAAGTCACGAATCTACATTCTACTTGCAAAGAGCTTCTCGATATCTGGACCTTGTTCTGCAGTTTTTTCTATTGCCATCTCATCACCCATGGGGACCTGATTAGATGGCATTTCTTTTTGGCCAGACTTTAGAAACTTCTTAAATGATGGGGTCTTGGAAAGACGATCCATCTTTCCGGCTACTACCATAACAGAGGAATCTCCTTCTCCAAGATCTGTTACCCTGAACATTAGTTCCACTGGAACTTCTTCTTCTTCGCCAGCATCAGAGACTGCAGCTTCGATCATTGCCAGTGCTCTTGCCAGTTCAGCATTTAGTTCCTTGCCCTTTAAGGAAGGAAGTCCAAAGACACCTAGTACTTTGTTAACAGAGTTAACTAAACCAGAGAGAGCCTTAGGTGAAAGTGTTAGTCCCTCAATCAAGGACATAAATCCTTCATCTTCCATAGAGGATCCTTCCTCTCCTGCCTGATCAACTTCTTCCTTCATTGACATCAGCCCTTCTTCGTCCATATCCATCATTACATTTGCCATATTATTCCTTTAGTTTAAATCCAGGGTTGCTACGTTACCTTCTCCGCTGAGACAATCTCTAGCAGGAAATACTTCCTCGATAGCTTTAATCTTTCCTCTTTCATCGCCACCATACTCGGCCACCTTATCATTATAAGTCTGCAGAACCTTATCCTGTTGGTCTAGGATTGATCTGTCGGATGCCATCCTGTCCTCAACCCAATGAGAAGATCCTACATCTTCCAGTGGGATAAGTCCTTTAGATTTACAGATGGCTTCTCGATCCATGGAGTTATAATATGTAGCCCCAAGACCTCGGTCATATTTGCCGTTAACCCCATGCTTTCCTGTGTTATCTCCCCATCTACCTGAGGTCTTGGCTGGAGCTGTAACCAAAGCAACCAAAGTGCTATCGCACATTTCACAAATCTGTTCATGTTTATTATCCCATTTACAAAGTCTATCAGACTGTACTTTACAGGTGTAGCAGATATAAGAATAGTTAGGCATTAGAAGGTCTCCGGTGTTGAGGTTGGCATCTCGGGTATAGACTGCGCTAGCTGCTGTGCAAGGGCTTCGCTAGGCAACTGAGAAGGATCGGCAACCTCTGCTATTGCCGGGGGTGCTACGGCTGCTGGCGGTGCCACTGGTTCGGCAACTGGCACAGCTTCCGCAAACTGTTTAGGTAAATCAAACTGACGAATAAGTTCTTCCTTGATCTTAGTTGGATCCACACCAAGACCCTGAAGAATAGGAAGTAACTCCACCAGCTCCTGTCTCTTGATGATACTTGCGATAGGTGTATTGGATTGATCGGCTGCAGCGAAGCGGAACTTACCTTCCAACTTATCAGAGGTAACTCGATATACTTCTCCTTCGGCAACAACAGTATCCTCTACATCCTCGGCCTTGAGTAGATCCACTAGCATCCGGATATAAATCTGAGACATTAGTTCAACTGCTTCATCTCTTTCTCTGGCCATCTTTCCAATCTCTGAACTTGTGTAGTTAGCAAGAGCAGCAACCTCGGTAGCTGTAGCTTTAGTAGCCTCGCCTCTAACGAAGGGAGCGAGGACAGAACCTCTTTGTAAATCTCCTTCCACTGCGGCAAGGTACCTATCAAAGTTTGCTGACATCGGAACTACTTCTAATGGTTTGATTATTCCTTCAAGAGAATCCGCATCAATGGGAATCATTGCACCATCGATACCTGCGGTAATCTTAGCTAGAGCTTCCTCGTCTACAGATCCTTCTTTATAAAGATATTGTCTACTGTCTCTACGAATAGCGTTGGCCCAGAAGGAACGGATAATATTCTTTTCATAAATCTGATCATAGATTCGGAAGAGAGAAGAATAACCTTCCATTGGGCTATCAGGAATACGAGAGTAGTACAGAGGAGCAATCGGAGGAAGTGGCTCATCGTCATAGGTACGAACAGGAATAGGACTGGTTTCTTCTAGTAGCTTTTCTCCATTGGAATAGTTGGGTGACCAGATGTAAAGACAATCATAGATTAGGTCATAGAGTTCAACCACTTCGATGTATTTATATTCATCAGGAATATCTTCATCCTGAGCCGTCTTGTATGGGTGAGCTGACTGTTCAAAGAAATCACTCTTAACAACCGCTTGATATTTCTTTGCACCATAAAGCTCTTTAGCCTTTGCAACAGGAAGATAATAAGCATGTCCAACAAAGCGTTGTTCACTCCACTTGCTAGCGTCATTGTCGGTGATGATTTCCCAGGGAGGTACTGGTCTAACAGAAATCCTATCAAAGATTACGTTGCTGTTTTTGTAGGATAGTTTAAAGAAAGCATTAGGATAAATCAAGGCAAGACGACTTGCGTTCTCTAGCATCTGTCTCTGATCATAGAGCCAACGATTAACCAGAGCCTTGACTACCTTGTCGTTTCCTTTCCTTACACTGTCACGACCTACCTCAACTGCAGGAAACTTAGAAAATAAACTGGCTACGAATCCCTCTACGAAGGCGAAGGCATCAGCTATCTCGATTCGTATCTGGCTAACATCGAACTGAATGTCCTTGAACATCCGGGTCTCATAAGTATTCTTTAGTTTCTTCATTAGAGAAGCAGACTCTTTCCAATAGTTTTTGTGATTCCTATAGACAGTCCTCACTAGATTACATACTTCTTTTTCGGTACGGCTCATTATTTATTCCTTCTATTATTATTGATTCTGTCTATGATCCTGTTGACCCATCAATATCTCCTAGCTGCTGAACCATTTCCAGCACTGATAATCTTATTAGCTTTTCCATGCTTAACCCATTCTGGTAAGAAAGGTTTGGTAGGTAATCTAACATTCTTCATACATTGATAGGCAAGTGCTAGTGCTACTGCACTATCTGCGTGTGCTCCATTGGCTCGGGTTAAACTGATGTTGTAATGTTTGTCG